ATTGGATATCAAACAGAGAAGATTGTGAACAAATGATAATGCATGTTCTGAACAATTGACGTGTAAGTAAAACAAAGATGGTTCGGATTTCTCCGAACCATCTTCATTTGCATTGTGCCAATCTTTTGGATTAGCCAATGAGACCACTACGATGCTGGAACGCGCTGTCGGCGAACTCAGAACCATCAGAGTTGATAGGATCGCCAAAGAAGGTGCGCTTGTCAGTGCCAAGCGTGTATCCCTGGTCAAATCCAGTGAACTTGATGAGCTGGTAGTAGTTCTTGGAATCGAATGGGTTGTCAACCAGACCATAGCGCGTACGGGCACCAATCACATTGAGACCATTCTCGGGCTTGACAGCCTTGTAGAGGGTCACAGGGATATATGGGCAGTACACGATACCGGCGTCACCAGCCTGCGTTCCCTTGTAGCCAACGAGGGCATAGGAACCAAAGGTGTTGGTGTCGCGGACGAGGAGCTGACGGCCATCGTTGATGAGACCTTCCTTCGTCATTGCGCCAATTGCGGAAGCAGGAACAGAAGGCATCGTCTTGCCATCGCTGACGAGCTTGGACGTGCCAAGCTGCTGGAGGCAGGAGCAGACTGTCGTGGAAGCGAGGACGAAGTTGCCTGCGCCACGGCGGGTCTTGATTGCGATTTCGTTGGCTTCGCGTGTCACGAAGGTCAGCATTGCAGCAATACGTCCCATCTGGTCAAGACCATCAAGACGGCTCACGTCAATGACCTTGGAATCAGCCCAAGCGGCGTAAATCATGCTCTCCTTGATCTGCTGGTCGATTTCTGCGCCCAACTGATAGGAAATCACGTTCGTCAACTCGGTCTCAAGGTCAATGCCCTGCATCGCCTCAAGGTCTTCAGCGTCTTCAGGCGTCCACTCGGAACCCAGCTTGCGGGTCTCGGCAACCACGAAACGCTTCTCGAACTTCAACGTAGCCTGAGGATAGGTGTTGTTCCTCCAGTGGCCGAAGGATGGGTCAAGATCACCCTGGTTGTTAGCAGCCTTGCCACCAATTCCAGCATAGGTCTCGCCTTCCTTGGAAGGATCCCAACCAGAGGCATAGCCACCACCAGCAGCATAGCCCTCGCCAGCGCCTGTAGGAACGCCACGGCCAGACTGTGTGCCAAACGAACCATTGAGGAACGCACCAATGTCGTTCAGGTCAGGCGTGGCTCCATAGAGCTTGTTGAGAAGCGAAGAACCAGAAGAAACTGGCACATTCGTCTGCTCAGGACCGAAGCCTGTGAACTTGGACTGGTTCATGCGGCCATTGTTGCCATAGCCGAATTCATAGCCAGCCATGCCACGGTTGGCAGCAACTGCGCGGAGAGCCATCACAAGACCCGTAGGACCGGTCATCGCCTGAACGCCAACCAGCTCATGAGCCATGAGGGTTGGGAAAATACGGCGAAGCATAGGCATGACAACATTTGGAAGAATGTAGTCGTTGGCCGTCAGCACGCCCTGACCAGCAACTGGGTTCTGATATGCGGGCTTGTCCGTGCGGAGTTCAACCGTGTTGCCAACAGCCGTAGGAGCAGCCTCCGTGAAGAGACCCTTCTTGCAGAACTCCTTACGGGTGTTCTCAAGGCACTGCGCAACGATCAGCTTCTTCTCAACCGTATCAATTGGCGTACCCTTCTCCAGAATAGGTGCCCAACGCTTGAGCAACTTCTTCTGGTAATCTGAATTTGTTCTAAACATGTTAGTTTACCTGTTTGTTATTTGTTTTGGTGTGAAGTATGTCAAAGTCGGTCCATCCACCTCTGCATGTCCATTGGACTTATCGTATCGTTGTCGAAGTCAACTTCAACGAACGAATCGTCAGTCTCCTGGTTCTGCATTGGCTTAGAACCACCATTCTCCTTGACAATAGTTTCACCTCCTGAAATCTTGTTCTTCTTCTCAGGAACCTCATTTACCTTGGCTACTGGGATTGCTTGCACCGTCCTCATTGCATCCCTTTTCTCCGATACCATAGCCAAAGCCTTCTGGAAGTTCTCGTCTATCTCCGCCTTGCTTTTCGCGTTCTGGAAATGCTTTCTGAGAAGAGTTGCCTCGTATTTTGGATAACTTGAAATCTTCTGCTCCAGATAATATCTAAGTGCTTCCGTCTTTCTCTTCTCTTCTATCGCTTCGTTCAACTTTTTGCTCTCGTCCACCTTCTTCTGCAAGACCTGTACGGTCCCTGCCAATTCGGTATTCTTCCTTGTGCTTTCAACTATCTGCTTTTCCTTTGACTCTATCGTTCCCTGCATCTGTTGTATCTTGGCTTGAAGTTCCCTTATCTTCTTCACGCTTTCGCCCAACGAGGCACTCTTCTCAGAAATTGTCTTTGCTTGCGTCTCAACAAGTGCCTTTGTTGACTTCAACATCTTCGCCGATTCCGAAGCAACCTTCTCAACTTGATCGTCAGAAGCATAGCCAACGCACTCCTTGATTGTCTCAACGCAATCTGAAAGTTTCTTCATTCTGGCATAATCCAAGACCTGTGGAAGTTCTTTCTTCAACTTGCTTATCCTGCTTTCCACCATCTTGTCAATCTTCCTCACGGTAGCTTCATCTGCGCCAATCTGCGTCTTTTCAGACATCTCCTTCATGAGAATATCCTTCTTGGCCAGAATCTGCCTTGTTTGCTCGCAACAACGTTTCTCCGTAGACTCTTCTATCGTCTCCAACATGCTTTCTATCGCATAGGCTTGAGCCTTTGACAGACCTTGCCCATGTTGATTGAGTATGTTGGACACGCCATCATATACCTTCTTTGTTGTCTCTGAAACTTTCATCTTGAACCAACTTTC